ATAAATTACGGGTACAGCAACCCCGCCCTCGGTCAGACCATCACTCTCGAGGCATTGCAGGCAGCTGCGGAAACTCCAGATCGTGCAGCGTTCCTCCGCGCTCACTTGAATCTGTGGGTCTCGTCGGCGGACGCTTGGATTCAACCAGGCGTATGGGACAAGTTGTTTACAGAATCCGATTGTCCCGCAGGTGGCGTCCTTGCCGTTGACTCGAGTACAGGCGGAGAAAAGTATGTTGGCATTCGTTGCGGACTTACCGAAGAAGGCAACATCATTGCAACTGTCCAGTTCTCCACAGAGTCCCTGAAAGAAATGTGGGTCAAGATTAACGAAGCAATGGAAGCAGACCCGAAGTTGCGCCTGGCAATTACACCGGCACTTGACCTTCATACGCCCGAAAAACTAGAACGGCGACGTCAAATTTTCGGCTACGCCGAGGTACTTAAATTTACGGGTCTCACCCGCTCGCTCATTCTTGAGAAACGCATCTACCACCGAGGCGAGGAACTTCTTGCGACTCATGTCAACCGTGCCGTTCTTGCCCGCGCAAATGGTCAGGTCGTGATCAGTTCGCAACGCTCCCCTGGCCCAATTGAGGCAGCGCGACTTCTCGTCGTTGCAGCAGCTTTAGTTTCCCGCCCGTCAAACACGGGACGCGCAGCAATGGCGTTCGGAAGGTAGTTGCAAATGCAACTAGTTTGTGGGAGACTCCAGTCGTGGCGTTCTTCTCCCGAAAAATAACAACCGCAGAATTTGCATCTTCGCCCGTTAAAGCAGCTGCCGGAGTCGGCATGTCTGGCATCCCTCCGATGTATGCATGGTCAAGCGGAACATTCGAGCAGATCGCCCTTAGTCTCCCGACTGTGTCGCGGGCGAGAGACCTTCTCGCCTCGACCATCTCAGGTCTCGAGTTTCGCCAATACATCAAGCAATGGAACGGCGAAGAGTACGAAGAAATCTATGTGCCGAACGAGTCGTGGATGGAAAACCCTGATCCGAAAGTTCCGCGCCAGTTCATTCTTGCTAACACCGTGACCGACCTATGGATGACGGGACGCGCATTCTGGGCGGTCACTTCTCGCAACGCAACCGACGGACGCCCAATGAGTTTCGAATGGCTACCGTCAGCCAACATCCAAACTCCCGATCAAGTCGGCCCACAATTCTTCGGCATGCCGAAAGAGATTGAGTTCAACGGCATCCAGTTAGACCCCAACGAAATCATCACCTTCCTTGCGCCGACAACTGGTCTCATGTATTCAGGTCGACGCGCGGTCAGCATCGCAACTCACCTCGATCAGTACGCAGACCGCGCAGCAACAATTGAAACCGTCCCTGGTTATTTGCAGCAGACGGCAGCAGGCGAGACAATGTCCGGTGAAGAACTTGGAGACCTCGCTGCACAATGGGCGCAGGCTCGTCGCGAAGGCAACGTCATCGGCGCACTTAACAACTATGTCAACTTTGTTGAATTTGACCGCGACCCGCTTGAAGTCAACGCAGCGCAACGCGAATACCAAGCACTTGACCTCAGCAGAATTTGCTCCGTACCCGCATACCTCGTTTCCGCACCAACGCCTGGCGCGTCAATGACTTATCAAAATGCGTCTCAGGCTCGCCAGGATTTATGGCTCTTCGGGGCGCATATGCTGGCTACGGCCATTACTTCTCGTCTCAGCATGAACGATGTTGTCAGTCGCGGACGTTACGTCAAATTTGACACAGACGACCTTTTAGCCGTTGGCGAAATGTCAGATGTTCTAGTTGAACCACAAGTTCCAGACCTCGAGGAGATTCCTTCATGATTAAGTTCACCGCCGTCCCCGTCACTCTTGACGCAGCAGCTGGAGAAGATGCACCGCGCACCATCACCGGCATTGCAGTTCCTTGGGACACCGTCGCAACCGTTTCAGGTGGCGAGAAGGTTATGTTCAAGCGCGGAGCCTTTGACTTGAATGCCAAGTCCGCGCGACTTCTTGAAAACCACGACGGACGCCCAATCGGCATTGTCAGCGAACTTGTCGATTTAGACAACGGTCTCGGCTTCAGTGCCACGTTTGCCCGCAGCAAGGCTGCAGATGACGTGGTCGAGTTGATCCAGATGTCCGCTTACGATTCCGTAAGTGTTGGCGCAATCCCCAAGAAATTCAAGTACGACAAAAGCGGAGTCATGATTGTCTCGTCAGCCATATTGTCAGAACTCTCGGTTGTCGCAGTACCGGCATTTGTCGACGCGACCATCGATTCCATCGCTGCCTCAGAACCCGACCCAGAGGTCGAAGAAGAGTCAACCGAACCCCAACCCGACACAAGTCTCCAGGAGGAAACAATGTCACAAGAAAACCAAGTCGAAGCCTCCGCGCCCGACGCCATCCCAACATCACCAATTTTCGCTTCAGCACGACGCGAATTCAAACTTCCTTCAGCGTCTGAATACATTGCGTCATTCGTTCGCGGTGGTCACGACTTCGCACAGTTAAACGACAACATTCGCGCAGCCGCTCCAGACATCACCACAGTTGATATTCCAGGCGTCATCCCGACCCCCATCGTTCAAAATGTGTTCAACTCGTTTGTGGGCTCGCGCCCTCTCGTGGATGCCACAATTCTTCGTCCGATGCCTCAGGGAGGCGCAGTCTTCATTCGTCCTGTAGTAAAAACAAACAGTTCAATCGGGACTGCAACACAGAACACGACAATCACTGCTTCAACTTTTGAAATCGAAGACGTACAAATCACCAAGACAATTCAAGGTGGATACGTTGAAATCTCAGAGGCTTCAATGGACTGGTCACAGCCAGAAGTTCTCGGCGCATTGTTGGACGACATGGGACGCGTATATGCAGATCGGACAGACCTGCTCGCTTGTTCAGAGTTGCAGACTGGCACAACCAACAGCAACAACTTTGCAAACGCATCAATCGCAGACCCTGCATATTGGGTCGAGTGGATGTACACCGCAGCTGCAGACATCCTTTCGGGTTCAAACGGAAACCTTCCGTCAATCCTTGCAGTATCACCCAACGTCTGGAAGTTGATGGGTTCACTCAGCGACACCGCAGATCGTCCGTTGTTCCCACAGGTTGGCCCAATGAACGCTTACGGTTCACTTAACGTCGCATCGACACAAGGCGCATTCGCCTTCGGTCTTCGCGTCGTAGTTGACCGCAACTTGACCTCGGCTGGTATGACCATCCTTGACCCTCGTGCGCTTGAATCGTATGAATTGGCTAAGGGCGCAATTTCCGTAGAAATGCCTTCGCAGCTCTCTCGCCAAATTGCGTTCCGTGGCTACTGGGCATCGAAGGTCATTGACCCAACGCTCACCATCAAGGCTGCGTTCGTCTGATTCAGACGAACTCTTAAAGGGACTGAACGATGGCTACTTACGATCTCGCGTTTCATACGCGCCTCGATGGGTACGCCGTCCTTCAGACCTTTGTTGAGACTGGTATTCAAGTCGGAGATTCCGTTGTCATCGCAGGCGCAGGCCACGGATTCTCGGGTACACATACCATTGTTTCAACACAAGACTTTGAATTCATCGGAGTATCTGACGAGGGCGACCTTGAATTTGACTCCGATGTAATTCGTCTCTACCAGTTCCTTTATGTCAACGCAGGCGACGACTTTACTCGATCTACTGCTACCGGCACAGTTACCTTCACCCCGTCCGTTTCATGGATTAACGCAGCCGATGTCACCTCATGGCTCGGCATCGACGTTGCAACCGCCAACGACACCGCCTTTGTCACAGTCTGCGTCAACGCAGCCAACAACTACATCTTTCGCAAGCGTCGCGAAGCGGGCTACACCGATTCGCAATCCACGGTGCCAGGTGCCGACGTCAAACTCGGCACAATCATGTATGCAGCAACCCTGTATCGTGAGCGCGGATCAGCAGATTCCTTCGCATCCTTTGACTCGATGTCTTCAATCCCCATCCCCTCAACAATGGGACGCATCATGGCCCTCATTGGCTGCGGAAGACCACAGGTTGCGTAATGGCTGCAACAGGAATCCTCGCCGATGCGGTCAACGCCATCAAAACACAACTCACCACCCTCGGTCTCAAGCCCGTTACAGACCCGCGCAACGCGCGACCAATGTCTGTCTTCATTGAACTTCCCGTCATGACCTCATTCACCTACAACGTCGGCGACTTTCGCATACCAGTCCGCATCCTCGCAGCACCCCCCGCAAACAGCGATGCC